CAAACCAGTACTTCGAAGAATGTGCTGATACAGACACTCGGCCAACAATAACTGGTTTTGCGCTTGCAGTAGGTTTACCCGGCCCGACTTCGTTAATTCGGTTGGGGCAGCGTATTCCCGAATTACGCTATGTAATAAGTCGTTGTATGATGACAGTTTCCTCTTGTTATGAGGAGATGATTGGGTTTGGCAACGCTGCCGGGCCGATGTTTATGTTAAAAAACATTCCCGACTTCGACCCGGATGAGCCTATTGGGTCCCCTTCTGTGCAATTCTTTAACGATAGAAAGGAAGTTTTATTATCATCTAATGTGGTTGGTGCAGCACGTTCAGATTCTGAACATGACAAAGAAGACCCAGTAGAAACTTATATTCGTTTAATTAAACAACGCGGGTATATTCAAAGTGATGAGCAACCTGAGTCGAATGTATTAAAGTCAAATGTGTTAAGAACAACAGAAAGAAACGCACCCCGCCGGGCCTTAACAATTATAACAGAAGGCTGGGAAGATGAGTAGTACCTTTGACCCTAAAAGTTTTGATTGGACAAACCCTGATTATAAGTCTGTGTTTGAGTTTCGTCTTGATGCTCTTACGCGCCTTCGTAAGAACCCAAGTTCATTTGACAGACTAATGAAGTACTACTCAACTCATTGGGTAGATTTTATAAATGATTGGGGAATGACTTACGACCCACGAAATCAAACAGAAAAATACACACCCTTTATTCTCTTTCCCCGTCAGGAGGAATTTGTTAATTGGGTGTATGAGTCTTATATTCAATCCCGCCGGGGTTTGGGCGAGAAGTCTCGTGACGTAGGATTTACTTGGCTTTGTGCTGCGTGTGCTGCGTGCATTTGGTTGTTCTACCCTTCAAGTGTTGTGGGGTTTGGGAGTAGAAAAAAGGAGTTGGTAGATAATGGGGACCACGACCCTGACTCGATATTTTGGAAGGTTCGCACTTTTATTGACCATTTACCTTTAGAGTTTCTCGCCCCTAATCACACGGCGGGTCGTAAGTGGGGTACAGTTCCAAACCTAAATAATAACTCTGTTATTAAAGGTGAGATTGGTGATGAGATTGGTAGAGGTGGCCGGGCCGGTTGCTACTTCGTGGACGAATTCGCTCACTTAGAACACCCTGATATGGCAGAGTCAGCATTATCAGCGAATACGAACTGCCGAATTTATATTTCAACTGTTAACGGGATTGGGAATTTATTTTACAGGTTGCGCCAATTTTTACCTAAAGAACAGGTTTTTATATTTGATTGGAAAGACGATCCACGTAAACGACAGAATCCAACGCTTCCTCCAGAAGAAGAACCTTGGTACAAGAAACAAAAACTTGAGCTATTACCAACTACCTTGGCCTCCCAGGTGGATCGGAATTATGCTGCTTCAGTATCAAACAATTTAATCAATCAAGAGAAACTTAAAGAAGCTATTGCACGTCCGCCGGGTTCCATTATCCAACCGAATACAACACCGTGGCGGCTTGGGGTAGACGCGGCGGGAATGGGTAATGACGAGATTGTGCTTTGGGCAAGACGTGGCCGACTTTCGGTTGAACCTGAAACATACAAGAAAATGGATGGTGTACAGTTAGCCGGACTTATTGAGCAAAAAGTTCGCCGGTTGTTAAACACCGGCCCGGTTGAACTTATTGCGATTGAAAGGGACGGGCCAGGCGGTTCAGCCGCTGACCAGTTAAAATACGGGCCGTTTGCCTCAATTACACGGGCTATTCATACAGGTGCAAAACTATCAGACGGTAAGCATTACAATCTGCGGGCCTTTTTACACACCCAAGCAGTAGAGTATATAGAGGATTTGGAAATCTCTCTTCCAAACAATCAAACTTTTATTACACAGGCTGGTGCAATTCAATTTGAGAGTAAGGGTGGGTTGTTGTTAATTGAGTCTAAAGATGAGTATCGGGCACGTTTTGCAACTGGACGGTCAAAGGTGGAAAAGAATGCCTCGCGGTCGCCGGACCACTTTGATGCCTTCGTGCTAACTTTTACACCTACAAGGGCAAAAGCAATCTCAATGCAAAACAATCACAATGAATTAGGGTTAAATCAAGGTAGGGCTGGTTGGCGGCCTTTAGACGCCACAATGGGGTATTAACTCCGAGCGAAGCGAGTGAGCCTCCGAGCGAAGCGAGTACACTGCATGTAGTATTATTCGCTTTTCATACTGAAATAAAATATTGTTTTAACTAATTGGTTATTATTATGAAATTACCTGAGAACGATTCTTTAGTTGCACTTGTCTCTACTCTTTGTGAAGAGCGCCGGCGAGCTATAAACGGCAGGAAAGATCTTGATAGCATCTGGCGGGCAGCTCGTAACCAGTACAAAGGCGTAGACGGTGCTGTTAAAGGGGGAAGTGAGTACGAGAAGGGGGAGACTTTAAACTCGTCTATTACGGCTATGCGGTTAAACACCGACTCTGATCGGTCTACGGTTTTAGTAAACATTACCCGCCCGTATACTAATGCTGGCACTGCGAGAGTAGCTGATATTTTACTTCCGACAGGCAAGATGCCCTGGTCTTTGCGGGCTACGCCAGTAAGTGATTTGCAAACTACTTTGGGTGTACTTAACAAATACCCAACTGTACTTCAGCAAATTTTAACGGTATTGCCGGAGGTTGCTGTAAAGGTACAGGACTCTGAAGCTGCAAAGGCTGCTATAGCCAAAGCAGAATTAATTATAAAAGATTGGCTTAAGGAATCTGACTGGGCCGGTGTGGTGCGCCGGCAGTTAATTGAATCTGGGATTGTTGGGGTTGGCGTAATTAAAGGGCCGTTTCCGAAGGAACGAACTGTTGGGAATGATACTCAAAAAATACTCGACCTTCTTCCGCTTGTTACGGATGAGGTAACAGCAAATCTGCTGTTAAAAGAATTGGAAACAATGTTGTTTTATACTCCACAAATTGAATGTATCAGGGTAGAGAATTGTTACCCTGACCCTGAGTGTGGAACTGATATTCAAAATGGGAAGTTTTTCTTTGAGAAAATTCCCGAAGTAACTCGGCACCAGTTACAGGATATGGCAAAAGACCCTAATTACATTCCTGATGCTATAAAGTTGGCACTTGAAGAAGGGCCGGCGGGAGATGGGGCTCATAAAAGTAAAGAAACTAACAAGCCGTATTCTTTGTGGTTACGAACTGGTATGATTGAGTGGAAAGACAAGGATGAAGAAATTTCTTTGGGGTTTGGTGTTGTAACGCTGGTAAATGACAGGATTATAAAGATCGCACCGTACCCGTTGGAAAAGGTGCGTTTCCCCTATAGAATGTTGCGCTGGGAACCTCGCGATGATTCTTGGGCGGGGATTGGAATTCCTGAGCAAATGGAGACTCCCCAACGCGGACTAACGGCTTCTGTTCGAGCCCTTATGGATAACATGGGGTACAGCGTTGGGCCGCAGGTCTTAGAAATGGACGGCCTTATCGAACCGATTGATGGAGAAGATACCAAGCTTCGGCCCTATAAACGGTGGCGAGTTAAATCCGGCCTGCCGGGAATTGACGCCATGACAGAAGCTAAGAATGCGATGGCATTTTTAGAATTTCCCAATTACCTTGATGCTATTATGCCGGTTATCCGGTATTGGCTGGAAATGGCTGAAAGCACAACTGGGCTAAGTTTGCTGTTGCAAGGCCAGCCGGTTACAGATGCTGTAGGTGTATCCCAGCAGTTAATGAACAACTCTACTACCAATCTGCGACTTATCGTTAAAGAGTGGGATGATAAAGTTTGCAAGCCGTTGTTGGAAGATTTTTATGAGTGGGTACAATTATATGGTCCTGAAGAAGCACAGGGTGACGCCGTAGTTGAGCCTTTAGGCTCAACAACCCTTATCGTTAAAGAGTTGCAGCAGCAAGCGTTGTTGCAAATAGCTCAGCAGGTACTACAGCCGGTTTACGGAATTTCACCTAAGAAGTGGATGGAGATTTACTTGGAAGGGTTCCAAATAGATATGGAATCTTTGGCGATTACTGAAGAAGAGCGAGCACAGTTAGAACAGGCTGCACAACAACCTGATCCTAAAGTAATTGCGGCACAAATCGAGGCGCAAGCGGAGGTTTACAAGGCGGACTTAAAAAAAGAGGTTGATACGCTTAAGCTGGCGCTGGAGGCGCAATTTAAACGGTTGTCGCTGGAACAAGCTCATGCTGCTGCACAGCTTAAATCCGACACTGACCTTGCACAAGAGAAGTTAAGAAGCGATACTGCTCAAGTAACCTCGCCAAACACACCAGCTACTCCCAAAAACCTTGCAGGTGAGATGACGGATACTGAGGAAGAGAATCCAATAGATGTAAAATCTGCACTAAGTGTTCTGGGGTTACAATGAAAGAGTTTTCAATTCAATTAGGAGGTGTCTGGTATATTGATTCTGTACGTTTATTGTACTTTTTAAAAGAACGTGCTAGTATCATTAGTGAGAGGATTGCTGTATCGGGTACTGACTATCCAACAACAGAGGCTTTACGAGGCCGACTCGGTGAACTACTAAATCTAATACAGCAACTTAAGGAAAATGTAAATGAACGATGATACCCCTAACGAATTTGAAGAAGACGTAAACGAGAATAGTACTCCTGACGAGGGTGGTGAGGGTGGCAGTGAAACCGCTACTTATCTTCGTGACCTTACAGAAGACGATGTTTACTCTAGGCTTCAACGTGTTTCAGAATTTCCTGATTACATCAATGGGCTTGAGTCTAGGTTTAATGGGAATTTTTCACAATTTCAGGATAGATTAACTGGACTAGAAAAGTCGCTTGGGTCAAGAACCTCTTTTAATGCGGATAAGCTTAAAAAAGTTTTAGAGGATTACGACCCTAAACTGGCTGAAATTTTGGTGCCAGCTTTGACCGAGGCGATTCAGTTTTCACCGTTGGACGAAGCAACCCTTCGCCCACACCTAGAGCCAATTTCAAGTAAGTTAACTGAGGCTTTTGGGCAACAGTTGGTTTTGTCAGTTTTTCCGCCTGAAACACTAGAGGAAATTATCCCTCCAGTAAAGAATGGTAAGTTTGCGCCCGAGGGACAGCGGCACAAGAATTTTGTTGAGTGGTACTCTCAACAGGGATACCAAACTCAACAAGCACTTTTGCAATTTGGTGCTCCATACGTCAACGCACTTCGTAAATTCGAGGGGTGGGAGCAGAGTAAAAAACAGGATAAGACGAGAAGTGCGAGTAATAAATCTTCTCGTCTGGCTCAGGGGCAACTCCCGACCAGCCAATCTCGACGTAATAGAGATGCCGGGGCGCAGTCTGCTGAAGACGCGTTTTTGGCTGCATTTGAAGAAGTTGCCTCAGAGGGTAGATAAAATATGGCTGGTCAGCAATACGGTACGCAAGCTGGTCGTCTTGAAAAATATAAGGGACGAATCCTTGCTAAAGCACAAACTAAAGAAATGCTCACGAAGTTGGGTGCGATGGAGCCTTTTCCGCAGAACGTCTCGCAGACGATTGAGTGGATGCGGTTCCTGCCCTACGGTGGCGTCGATAATGAGTGGATCGCGGCTGGTGGCGATACTGCTTTTATCGCTAAACATACTATTCAGGAAGGCGTAACGCCCACGCCGGATTCGATTTCGTGGACTACGTTCTCTA